CCACGAGTCCTTGCAATAAAGAAATTAAACTCTTAAGTTGTTCAGGGTCTTTTAATAGGTCATTTGGATCCATGCTGCACCTTTGTTTTCTGGATAGCCATCATAATATCAGATAGATTTTTTATACTATTAGCGATATATGATAATCTATCAATTCTTTGTTTAGCATACTTTTTTATATTATTTAATGACGATGCTTTGTCATTATGTTTTATCGCTTGTAAAGATTTTTCTACAAATCCGTATCCCTTATAGTTATTTATTTCATCTGCTATAGTTTCTTTAATTGTTTCTTCTGACCAATTTAATCTGGCTATTTCTCTATTAATAGTTCTTTGAACATGAAATGCAAATTGAGCTAATCTGTAAGATATTTGAGCACAATCCTCCGGTGAAATTTTTTCTATTTCATCACGTGTCATTGTTAAGTATTGGTTAATTTCGCTTTCTGACACTCCGTATTGGGCCGCGTATTTAGGTAAAGATATTGATGATTCATATTCATCCAGAATATTATCCCAATGTTGTAGATCTTCTTTAGCTGTTCGTGTACTCATAAGCTAATATTTTTCTCCATGTTTCTATTGACTCATTATAAGGTAATATAGTGTGTGTTATACCATTCTTTTCGCACCATTCTTTTTTTTCATTATCTCTTTTTACCGCTTTTAAGAAATTCATTTTAGAACTATGATAGAATGGAATAAATTTATAGTGTTGTTCTCCATGAACTTCTATTACTCTCTTTATAAGAGGTAAATAAAAGTCAAGATATAAAGTCTCTGATCTTCTAAGAGGAATAGGAACTTCTTCTAAAATTTGTAGTGTTGGAAAACTTTCTATTAACAGTTTCCTAGCAGCCAAATGAAAAGAAGATTTATCATTAATTCTGCCTTTTGAAATATGACCAGTTAAACTCCAATTAATATTATTTCCATCCAAATCAACAATATTCATTTTATTCCCAAAACCTCTTTAACGGATTTTTCAACAGACTCGTATGCTTCTTTATTCTCTAATAGAAAATTTCTTACTTTTTCTGTTCCTTGAAATTTTGGCTTATCTTCGAGAACGGTTATGGTATACCAAGCGCCACCTTTATTAATAATACCAACATCAGAAGCTAAATTGATCAATTCTGTACATTTGTCAATACCTTGTCCGTATCTGATGAAACTGGTTGTAACTGCCCCTGGTGGTCCAAGTGCCGAACAGACCACTTGCCATTCGATTTCCTGCCCGATCTGAGTATTATCGGTCCCAACCACCCATGGTTTAAATGTTTTCGCCCTGAGCTTGATATCAGTCTGGTATGCTATTGCTTGGCCGCTTTTTTCTTTAAACTCTGCACCATATCCTGTTGGATTACCCATAAGATGAGTAATACCGATTACAATATTTCTATTGACAGGTATAACGTTTGCTACCTTGCGACAAAATTTAGCTAATAGTTTAGCACCATCTGCTCTTTGCATTTTATCCATATCACTTGTGATCTCAGCTTCTGTACATAATGCAGAATATGAGTCTATGATCAGAACGCATCCTGGGACTTCATTAATAATTCTTTCAGCAATTTGTAAATATTCTTCGCCATGAAGTATTTTACCTTGTTGACTTCCTATAACATGAAATCTAGAGAGATCCAATCCTGGAATTCCTTCTAGATCTCTCTTTTTCAATCTACCCTCAATGTTAAGGTAGTACACTTGGCGACCATCTTTGAATGATCCATGAGCGTATTCTTTTTGTTGTGCCGTTGCTGAAAAAGCTAATGATGTTGTGGTTTTACCACATTTTGGCTGACCCGTAAGAACAACGAAACTTCCCTCTGGAATTCCACCATTTAAAGCAATGTCTAATGCTGGACTCACAGGAATAGTTAATACTTTTTTATCTACTAGAGCATTACCAGATAGTATTATTTCATCTCCAAAATTTTTGATCACATCTTCTTTAAGAGTTGTTGCCATCATCTAATTCCTTTAATCTAGAAAGTATGCCCTGTTTTGTATTTGTTTTTTGTCTGAAAGTTTTCTTTTCTGATCTGTCTATATTCTCCGTTAAGTCCGTGTTCTCAGATCCTAAAATAGACTCATGGTGGTCTATAATAGCAACTAGATGCGGCGCTCGCAAAGAATAGATTTTTTCTGCTTTTTTGTCATTCAATGCTCTGATGATAGCTTTGGCTGTATACTTCTTTAAAAGCTTATTGGCTGTTGCTATCTGATCTCTATAGTATTTAGACCACTCCTTATTAGTCCAAAATCTATAATGAAGATCCAATTTTTCTATACGGGCCTTATGCTCACATATTAGCTCTGTAATATATTGAGCAGCAGAGACGGTTTTGCCATTAGAGTATCTTGATGGATACATATTATTTTTTAGGTCTAAAAATTCCTTTTTTATTATCAATATTAATTACTGGAGCATTTTTATTGGATGTATCAACAATTTCTGATGCTTCCTTTGTCATTATAGCAACCGAATTGATTTTTTTACCAGACGTATGTGTAATCATTAAATCTTTTGCTGATGATATTGATTGGACTTTATTATCTGCTACTGGAGTATCTACTTTTGGTATAATTGACTCTATTTGTTCCACTGTTAGATTTAATTCTTTAGCAATAGCCTCACTTGCATAACCAGTAGAATTTAACCATTGTATAGCATACTTCTGTGTTTTGTTTAGTTTAGCCATTAGATTATCTCTCTTTCTGCTCTTGTTAACCATGATGTGTTTTTAGTTGATAGAAAATTTAAATACATATTAAATACTTTTTCATTTACAGCCCTAAATTTATCGGATGGCCTACATACATATGCTGTATGATTTATCCTCTAGACCAGATCCTAATGGATTAAATAGTTTATTATTATTAGAAATCTTAATAAAATATTGCGGCTGAGAATCTGTTTTAATTATTTTTTTTGCTAATACTTTTTTACTATCTTTTTCAAGTCTAGGATATCCTTCACCATCTATGTAATTCTCTGAGCCGATAAGACAATAATAGCCCGTATCTGTAAAATCAACTCGATCAGTTGGATTAAAAATGAAATTATCCATTATCAGTCTCTCCTTCTGTTTCCATATTTTGTGCAGACGATGTCATACAGTTTTCTAGAAAATTAAAAAATCCACTTAAATATTCCTGATAGTTTTTATTGGATGGAACTGGTATATGATAGTTTTTCTTCGCTATCTCTTTAGCTCCTATTGTTTCTCCAGTTTCATTTTCTTCAAAAACACTTGCTATAACACTGATTACTATTTCATGTTTACATTCTATAAGTTTAACATTATCTTTTGAGATATAGTCAGATAAATCATGGCCGCTCAATTGTTTTTTAATGTTATCTAGAGCATTCAGAATATTATCTTTTTCTTCTTGTGTTATTTCTTTCATATCATGTCCATTTAATTTTTGATTGTTTCTTAAGTCTTTTCATTCCTTTAGGAAGTTCATTAACTGGTGGATCTTCTTTATATGAGTTGTGTTTATTATGAAGAGCTATTTTTTCATCTTCACTCATCTTATCTCTGTTTCTATTGGCCAAATCTCCTAGCGTTTTAAGCTCGCTATCAGATTTTTTAACTGATGTATTTTGAGTTAGTGCATCTTTTGCACATAATCTATATGTTTTCAAAGACTTGCAGTTTGGGCATTTTGGATGTTCTTGGTAATCTTTAATATAGAAGAATAATTCAAATTCACAAGAGCATGCTTCACAATCATAAGAATATGTCGGCATATTATTTTAAATCTCTATTAGCTTCCTTTAGCCAAGATATATTTTTTGTGACTAAAAATTTTATATACTTATCAAATGTTATTTTACTAACTTCAACAAACATCCACTTATCTTTACAAGTAGAATCTATGAAATCAAATTGTCTTTTATCTTTAATTGGAGATAATTTTTCTATTGGATTAAATAATGTTGCATTTGGTGTTGTTCTGATATAGTAACTATAGTTATTTGATGATGCTTGAAAACTTTTAGCTTTTTTGTTTTGTATACATTTAGCCGCTATGCTATCAGAATCCTTGTCGGATACTCTTGGATTTCCATCAGAGTCAATAAAATCTTCTTTGCCTTTCAAACAATAAAACATCTCTAGTATATCAGAGGGTTTAGCGTTAAAAATAAAGTCATGCATATTGTATATTTATAAAGGGTTTCCACAATTCATACGAAGGTCCACCCCTTATAGTAGAGATTTCTTGAAACCAGGGCAAGTACTCTAAAGAGTAATTAGGTTCTATTGGCGAATTTATTAGTTTCATTCCTGCTTCTTTAGGGGTTCTATTCCCCTTTTTATGATTACATGGTCTACATGCAGTAACTATATTATTCCAATTGGTTGATAATTTTTTATTCTCATTGAATCTGCATTTTGGAATTATATGATCATATGTTAGTTGTGATGAACATAGTTGAATGCCGCAATATTGACATGTATGATTATCTCGTATAAATAAATTATGTCTAGAAAAATTAATCTTTCTATTATAGAGATTAAAATATCTTAAGGTTTTGGCTACTGCTGGAACTGGATATTGTTTTCCAGCAGAACCTTGTATATGTTTATCCTCATAATATGATAATATTTCAATACCATAATTATTATTGTTTTCATATCTAATAGACCAAACTATAGCCCTCTGCCAAGATATTATCCTCAGAGGGGCATAGTCTGCATTCAATAATAAACATTTACTATTTTCGGCTTTGCTGCTCATAATCATCAAGTCTATATAAGATTTTAGAGATAATTGGATTTCTTACAATATCTGAGGCTTCTAATTTAGAATATCCTATACTTTCAACTCCATTAAGGGCCGATATCATATCACTAAAACCACCTTGTAGGTGTCTGCTTAAGTCAGACTGAGCAACATCACCAGTTAAGACCATTTTACTAGACTGCCCGGTTCTTGTTATTAACATTTTTAATTGTTCATATGAAGCGTTTTGACACTCATCCGCAACAATAAAAGCGTTATGAAAATTACGACCTCTCATAAGTCCTAATGGCACAACCTCAACCTTATTATTCAGTCTAAGAGAAGCATAGTGGGCCGAACTTATAAAATGCCCGATTTCATCTAGTATAGGTAATAAATAAGGATGTAACTTCTCTTCTGCGGAACCTGGGAGATATCCCATTTTTTCTCCCGCCTCTAATATTGGTCTTGTGATAATAATCTTTTTAACTTTTTCATCTAAAAGATATTCAAGAGCCATTCCAATAGCAATGTGTGTTTTACCACTACCAGCTAAACCTTGACAAAATGTAATAGTATTTTCTGCAATCGTCCTTATGTATTCTTTTTGATTGTCGGTTCTTGGTTTTAATCGATTTCTATAAGCGGCTCCTTTTGGTTCCAAATTATTTGTTGCATCAATAACTTTAATTTTCTTTTTTGAGTTTTTATTAGTTTTTCTCAATGTGTGCCCTTTTCTTATATAAGGAGTATTAAAATACTACATTAATAATACACCTTTATAAGCATAAGTTAAAAAATTGTTCTATAATAAACACGCTCCACCAGCACAACTAATTTCTTCTATGCCCGCAGTATTGTCTTCGTTCTCTAAAAGTTGTGTGTAGTCTACTTTCTTAAAGCTGTTGTAAAGATCACAATAGATTTTCCAATTATAAACATCTTTCATGCAATATGTTAAACGTCTAATATCACTATCAAAATATTTTCCAGCAAAATTTTTCATTTTTGTAATAAATAATAACTTTTCTTGACTATCATTATCTTTAGCTTGATTTAAACTGACATAATCACATGCTGCCCATAAATTATTATTGAAAGCATTTAATCCTAATTCAATTAATCCTGAACACCATAGAGCAGCGTCTCCGTATTCTTTAACAATTTCTCTACTGGTGTAAACTGTTGTGAATGGGGCCTGCGGATAGTCCTTATCTCCGCTTTGAGGAATCAAGCTGATTCCGGCAAAATATTTTCTATTGTCATAAATATACTTTGTTACAGCGTCCCACTCATCTGGTTTAACAGTTACAGTATTGCTTACATTATGACTAAGATAATCTTGTGTGCATAAAGATCTATTTTTACCACTTTGAACCCAGTTTTTCTGAGTATCTTTAACAACTGATAACATTTCTAAAGCGGGCAATTGATTTTTTAATTTTGCACCATCTGGTACCTCAATTGGAAATTTTATAACCTCATCCGTGTTATTAGCCGACCATGAGGATTTAACACATGCTTGAGGATTAACTTTCTTGAAATGCTGATACGGAGCTTCTAGTACATTAGCTTGCACATGACGAATATATCTTTTGGCATGATGAGGATGGATACCAGAGCTGGTTCCTAGCATACTACTACTTGTTCCCTCTGGTTTTAAACACGTTACTCTGGCAGCCTG